GGTTAGTTCAAATCTCGCCATTTATCTAGTGCCAGACGCTAAATCGTCTAAACCGCTGCGCCGCAAGGGATCTCGGCGCAGTGAGGGCAGGCGGTTTAGCGAGGGTTTAGCATCGGTTTAGTGATTAAACTACCCGTGCTGGTCAGCTTTGCTGAGTTTGCGATCTTGAAAGGCTGCACGAAAGGTGCGGTTACCCACGCAAGTAAAAGCCGAATCGCTGCTGCCATCGTTGACAAGGACGGCCAGCGGTGGCTGGACCGTGATCTGGCGCTGGAGCTGTGGAACAAGAACACCAGAGCCACGGCCAGCAGCAAGGTGTCACCACCGGCGGATCCAACACCACGCGAGCTAAAGCGCCGGGTGGAGGCGCTGCCAGATGATGAGATCCCGGACCTGAATGAAAGCCGCGCAAGGCGTGAGCACTATCAGGCTGAGCTGGCCAAGCTGCAGGTGAGCCAGCAGCGCCGCGAACTGATCAGCGCCGACGAGGTGAAGAAGGAAGCGTTTGCGCTGGGACGCAGCATCCGTGAAGCACTGGCCAACCTGGCGGACCGACTGAGCCATCAACTGGCGGGCGAGACGGATCCGGTGGTGATCCATGAACTGCTTAGCCAGGAGCACCGCGCGGCACTGTCGGAACTGAGCGAATGAACGCATACCGCGGCGGCTTCCTCGATGGGCTGCGACCTGATGCGCAGCTGACGGTCAGCGAGTGGGCTGATCAGTACCGGATGCTCAGCAGCAAGGCCAGCGCAGAGCCGGGGCCATGGCGCACCAGCAGGACGCCATACCTACGCGAACCGATGGACTGCCTGAGCACAGGGAGCACCGTGCAGCGTGTGGTGATGATGTTCGCAGCGCAGACCGGCAAGACCGAAGCCGGCAGCAACTGGCTCGGGTATGTCATCCACCACGCGCCGGGTCCGCTGCTGGCGGTGCAGCCCACGGTTGAGATGGCCAAGCGCCTGAGCAAGCAGCGCCTCGAGAGCATGATCACCGATACGCCAGTGCTGGCGGAACGGATCGCACCAAGCCGCAGCAGGGACAGCGGAAACACCATGTTCAGCAAGGAGTTTCCCGGTGGGATGCTGCTGCTCACCGGCAGTAACTCAGCCACTGGGCTGCGATCAACGCCGTGCCGCTACATCTTCCTCGATGAGGTGGACGCCTTCCCGCTGGACGTTGACGGCGAGGGCGATCCGGTCAGCTTGGCCGAGAAACGGGCGACGACGTTCGCGCGGCGGAAGATCCTGCTGACCAGTACGCCGACCATCAAGGACTTCAGTCGTATCGAGGCGGAGTATGAACGCAGTGATCAGCGCCGTTACTTTGTGCCATGCCCAAGCTGCGGCGCGATGCAATGGTTGAAATGGTCGCAGCTCAAGTGGGAGAAGGATGATCCGAGCAGCGCGGCGTACGAATGCGAGGCGTGCAAAGAGCGATTCGGGGAGCTGCACAAGCCTGCCCTGCTGCGTGGTGGTGAATGGCGCGCCACTGCGCCTGGCGATGGCGGTAAGACTGCCGGGTTTCAGCTGAGTGGACTCTATTCACCGCTCGGCTGGCTGAGCTGGGGTGACATGGTTGACGAGTTCATGCGCAGCAAGGCGGATGCGCCGATGCTTAAGAGCTTCGTCAATACGCGACTGGCTGAGACGTTTGCAGAGGACTACGCCAGCAAGGTGAGCGCCACTGGATTGATGGAGCGCTGCGAGCATTACAAACCCGGCACTGTGCCAGATGGTGCATCCGCCATCACGGTCGGCGTTGACGTGCAGGACAACCGCCTCGCGATCAGCGTCTGGGCATGGGGCCGCGATGAGGAGGGCTGGCTGCTAGACCACCAGGAGATCCACGGCGACCCAAGCCGCGCAGATCTATGGAAGCAGCTGGACCAGATGGTGCTGCGCGAATGGCCGCACGCGCAGGGGCATGGCATCCGGCCGCATGTGGTAGCGATCGACAGTGGCGGCCACTTCACAGCTGAGGTTTATCAGTACGCACGCGAGCGCGGCCGGCAAGGCGTGATTGCGATCAAAGGCGCCAGCCAGCGAGGCAAACCACCGATCGGCAAGGGCAGCCGGGTGGATCTCAACGCCAAGGGCCAGACCATGAAGCGCGGCGCAGTGGTGCATCCGGTCGGCAGCGACACGATCAAGACCACACTGTTTGGTCGGATCAGGCATAGCGAGCCCGGCCCTGGTTACCTGCACTTCCACATGGATGCAACGGTTGACTACTTCGAGCAGCTGACCGCCGAGAAGCAAGTGATGCGATACAACCGTTCAGGATTCCCGGTGCGCGAATGGGTCAAGAAGCCATCAGCGCGCAATGAGGCGCTGGACTGCCTTGTCTATGCCTATGCGGCGCTGTGCCATCTCTACACCCGCTACGACCGAAAGACGATATGGGATCAGCTCGACAAGCCGGCAGAAGCACGCGCTAAGCCATCGCTAAGATCAGCCAAGGCTGGTTCGGCCTTCCTCAGCAACTGGTAACGGTGAACATCCCTGCGACAATTCGAGCCGGTGACACGGTGAAATGGCGGGATGATGCCAGCGTGGATGCGTTCGGCAATGCCGTCACAAGCGGCACATGGACGCTGACGTATTACCTGCGCACCAATACTGCAAGCGAAGGCGCAACGATCACCGGCACTGCATACGGCCAAGGATGGGAGCTGACCATTGCCGCCGCCACGAGTGCTGGCTTCGACGCAGGGCAGTGGTATTGGCAGGCGATTGCAACTGCCGGCAGCGACAAGCTGACACTCGGTGCTGGCCAGCTTGAGGTGCTGGCGGCGTTGAACTATGTCGGCGCGCCAGGCGCGTTTGACGGTCGCAGCCAGGCGCAGCAGGATCTTGATGCGGTGCAGGCTGCGATCCGCGCGATGGTGTCTGGCGGCGCTGTTGCTGAATACACGATCGGCAGCAGACGGCTTAAGAAGCTGCCGCTAACGGAGCTACTGCAGCTGGAGGCCAAGCTGAAATCCGACGTGAAGCGTGAGCAGGCTGCCGATCTGGCGGCCAATGGTCTGGGCAATCCCCACAACCTATTCGTGAGGTTCAGCTGATGGCCAAGAAGCGCAGGCAACAGGCGGCACCATCAGCACCGCGGCGGCGGATGTACCAAGGCGCGCAGTTCAGCAGGCTGACTGCTGACTGGGTCACAGGTAACACCAGCGCCGACAGCGAGATCTATGGCAGTGCGCAGAAGCTGCGCGATCGTGCGCGGCAGTTGTGCAGGGATAATGACTATGCGCGGCAGGCATTGCGCGCGATTGAATGCAACGTGATCGGGCAAGGCATCCCGTTCCAGTCGCAGGTGCGGATGCAGCGCGGCGGCAGGCTTGATACGCAGGTCAACGATGCGATCGAGGCGGCATGGCGGCAATGGACAACTGCACGGCATTGCCACACCGGCGGCAAGCTGAGCTTCGCCGACATTGAAAGGCTAGTGATCCGCGCCTGCGCTGAGAGCGGCGAGGTGTTTGTCCGACTTGTGCGGCAGAGCTTTGGCGGCAGCACTGTGCCACTGGCGATGGAGGTGATCGAGGCGGATCAGCTGGATGATGGGCTCAATGGCCGCAGCCAGCAGGGCAACGAGATCCGCATGGGCGTGGAGGTTGACGGTTGGGGCAGGCCGATCGCGTACCACTTCCTGGCGTATCACCCCGGCGATTACCAGTTCAGCAACCAGCAAATCAGCACGCAGCGCCACAAGCGCATCCCGGCTGAGGAGATCATTCACCTCTACCGCGCCGAGCGCCCCGGCCAGACGAGAGGTGTTACATGGTTCGCCAGCGCAATCCAGCGACTGCATCACCTGGCGGGTTACGAGCAGGCCGAGGTGGTGCGAGCACGTGCCAGCAGCGCACTGATGGGCTTCATCACCAGCCCCGAGGGCGAGCTGATCGGTGATGACGTGATGGATGGCGAGCGGGTCTCGAACTTCGAGCCTGGCGTCTTCAAGTACCTCAACCCCGGCGAGTCGGTCACAGTGCCAAGCCTGGATAGCCCCGATGGTCAGTTTGAGCCGTTCCTGCGCGCAATGCTGCGCGCCATGGCTGCAGGCATCGGATGCAGCTACGAGACGATCTCGCGTGACTTCAGCCAGACCAACTACAGCAGCAGCCGGTTGAGCCTGATCGAAGACCGCGACCACTGGCGAATTCTGCAATCGTGGATGATCGAAAACTTCCATCGCCGCGTGTTTCACGAGTGGATTGAGCTGGCAGTGCTGAGCAATGCGCTATCGCTGCCCGGCTACGAGCTGGCACCCGAGCGCTTCAAGGCTGCGCGCTGGATGCCACGCGGATGGGCATGGGTTGATCCTGCCAAGGAAGTGGCCGCATACAAAGAAGCTGTGCGGTGCGGCTTCAAGACGCTGGGCGAGGTGGTTGCAGAGCAGGGCGGGGATCTTGAGGAGATCTTCGTGCAGCTTGAATCCGAGCGCTTGCTGGCGGAGAAGCATGGCCTTGTGCTTGACATTGATCCTGGCAAGGTGAGCGGCGCTGGCCTTACGCAAGCGCGGCCACCGGGCTCAATCATTCCGCAAGACCCATACGCACCAGAAGCGAACGCAGCGCCGGAGCAGGGCATCTAATGGCCAACGTCAACGGCACCGAGATCAACCTGATGCCAACCGCTGGAATGCGCGAGGAGGCCGAGCGCTACCGCGCGTGGAAGGCCGATGGCGAGCAGGGCGGCACTGATGTGGCAGCCACCAGGGCATCGCAGATCCTGAGCGGTGATGAGCTGTCGCCCGACACTGTGATCACCATGGCTGCATGGTTTGCGCGGCATGAGGTGGACAAGCAAGGGCAAGGCTTCAGCCAAGGCGAAGACGGCTACCCATCACCGGGCCGCGTGGCATGGGCGGCATGGGGCGGCGATGCTGGCCAGAGTTGGTCTACATCAAGGGCCGATAGGATTAAGGCACTGCAAGATCGCACGATGGAACGACCGTATCCCAATGAGCACGCGGCGCGATTGACCGATCCTGATCAATACGATGAGATCCGGCGCGTGAATGATGAAGGCGGCCCTGGCGTTGACTTCATCTATGGGATCAAGGATGGCAATACCGAGCTGCAAGCCATTCGCTTTTATGCGGCACGATTCAGCGCTGACGAGGCCCGGCAGTGGCTGAGCGACAATGACATGCAGGAGATCCTGTTCGAGGTGGCAACCGGTGAGCGTATGCAGCGCTCGGAACCGGTGTCATTCACGCGTTCAGCGCAGATCGCAGAAGATGACCGCACGCTTGAGTTCCCGTTCTCCAGCGAGTACCCGGTCGCGCGCTACTTCGGCAATGAGATCTTGGCCCACACCCGCGAGGCCGTAGACCTTGCGCGGTTGAATGATGGTGCGCCGCTGCTGTTCAACCATGACCCGGACAAGCTGATCGGCGTGGTTGAGCGCGCATGGGTGGATGAAGACCAGAAGCGCGGCTACGCACGCGTGCGCATGAGCCGCAATCCATTTGCGCAGGAGGTGATGAACGATGTTCGTGATGGCGTGCTGCGCAATGTGAGCTTCGGCTATGCGATCAATGACATGGAGCAGCGCGGTGAAGACTTTATCGTGACGCGATGGAGCGCGCACGAACTATCGCTAGTGTCAATTCCTGCCGACCCTACAATCGGAGTAGGGCGTTCACTGGATGCTCCGGTCGCGGCCACAGCCGCATCACTTGTCCCAACTTCTACCGACATGGAAGACACCACCACCGATCTGATGGCGGTGCGGGCTGAAGCGGCTTCAGAGGCTGCCAAGGCTGAGCGCACCCGCATCTCTGGCATCACTGCTATCACCGAGAAGCACGGCATGGCCGACCTTGGCCGCCAGCTGATCGAATCCGGCCGCAGCCTTGATGAGGCTCGCGCTGCTGTGCTTGATCAACTTGGCAGCAAGGCGCAGCCTGTCAGCGAGTCCGCTGGCGACATTGGCCTCAGCGCCAAGGAAACCCGTGAGTTCAGCTTCCAGCGCGCGATCAACGCACTGGCCAACCCTGGCGACCGCAAGCTGCAGGAGGCCGCGGCCTTTGAACGCGAGTGCTCCGAGGCTGCCGCTGCACGCGCCGGCAAGGTTGCTCAGGGCATCATGGTGCCGAGCGAGGTGCTGCGCCGTGACCTGACCGTTGGCACCGCATCCGGCGCTGGCGATCTGGTCGGCACTGACTTCCGTCCTGGCAGCTTCATTGAACTGCTGCGCAACCGCTCGGCACTGGCCGGCCTTGGCGTCACCAGCCTGACCGGGCTGACCGGCAACGTGGCAATCCCGCGCCAGACCGCTGCGGCGACCGCCTACTGGGTGGCTGAATCGGGTTCGCCCACCGAGTCCCAGCAGACGGTGGATCAGGTGAACCTTTCGCCAAAAACCGTAGGCGCCTTTACCGACTACAGCCGTCGCCTGATGCTGCAGGCCAGCATCGACGTGGAGCAGATGATCCGCCAGGATCTCGCCACTGTGCTGGCGCTTGAGATCGACCGCGTTGGCCTCTACGGCCTGGGCAATACCAGCCAGCCGCTTGGCATCAAGCTGACCACCGGCATCAACACCGAGGACTTCGGTGCCGCCACCCCGACCTATACCGAGGTGGTAAGCATGGAATCCAAGATCGCTGCGGACAACGCCGACATCGGCGCCATGGCGTATCTGATGAATGCCACCATGCGCGGCAACCTGAAGACCAAGGACAAGGGCACCGAT